TGTGGACTCACCTGAAGAATACAGGTGAGCATACGTAGGGGATGTGGGTACTAAAATCGAGTACCATTTCCCACAAAGTTTAGCATCCGTGCCATGCATGAAGTCGGTGCTTTCTTTCTTCGAAACGGTACCAAAGTGGTTGGGTCTTCTTTAACCTGATAGAACCCAAAGTCTCAGGGTTTCCGGGAATTATCCGGTATGAGTAGTCCGGTTTTTTTGCCAGGAAACCCGGAGAAAACCTGTGTTGGTAATTTTATTTTAGTTCAAGTAACACCAAACCGAACATCTGAAGGTAGTGGGATTCGAACCACACATTTCCAGGCTTGTACCTGCTCTCCTTTGCAGGAGGAGAGCTACCTTCTTTATTTAGAAAGCCGTTGTCTTGGCTAACTTATCCATCACTGTCTTCCGATATGCAGCATCCAGTTTGTATCGAGGATCTCTCATGTCGGCAGTCATCTCGGCTTTGGAACCATAGCCACCAACAGCTGGCTTGACACCTTCACCTTCGACACGTTTCCGAGTACCCATACTTCCTTGGTCGGCTTCGTATCGAGTCTTCAATGCTTCAACCATCATGGGAAGTTTGTCCATGTCACCGGCAGTCACGGCATTGTTGAAGTTCTGTGTTTCAGCTGCATTCAGGTTATCTCCAGCCCATTCGATGAGAGTGTTGAAGTTTTCTTCACCACCGGCCAGTCCATAAACCTTGGTTGTCAGGAGTTCAGTTGAGGCAGCAATACCAGCTATATACTGGTCGACCATCTCTGTGCTAAGTCCAGCATTGGATAACTTTTCGTAACTATCCTTGGACAGCTCACCATTCTGTGCAAACTCATCGTTAAGTTTTGCAAAGTCAAGCTTGGCATCGGCCACCACTTTGGCAGCATCTGCAGCTTTGTTAGGATCTGTTAGAGCATCTGCTGCCGGTTTGACGGGGTCACCACCTTCCGGATTCAGTGCATCTCCTGTTTTTGGAACGATTGGATCGGTTGGATTGAGAGGGTCTTGACTTTGTGCTGTCTTACCCATCTCAGTCTCGAGGATTTTGTAAGCTTTTTCAGTTCCGTATTTTTCAACGAGTGAATCGAACCCGGTCTTCAGGGCAGCTTCATCCTTATACTTCCCGGCCAATAAGTTCTCGGTCCCTTGAGCTGGACCCTTGCCATCGGCCTTGGCTGCCATAGCAGCTAAATGTTCAGGTGTGTCACCAGACTTGGCAGCCATAGCAGCCAGTCCAGCTTCGTCAATTGCTTGAGTTGTTACGTTGCCTTGGTCGGCCATTAGTTTATCCCTCCTATAGGATTATTTCTTGGACTCTTCAAGCTTTTTCCTTTTCTTGATCAAAGCCTTCAGAAGACCTTTGGGGTTGATTTTGAGGTCGGCCAGGACTTTCATTTTCTTCCCTTTGACCTTACGGATTATTCTCATTACTGTTGTTGACCTCCTTGTTGCATACCTTGTTGCAGGTTATCAAGTTGTCCGGACTCTACAGCACCCTTGGCTACCTGAGTGGCAGCTCCGGTCTTAGTGAGCTCGGCCATCTGAGCCTGTTGTTTCTCCTTAGCCATGGCAGCAGTAACCTGCTCCTTGGTGGGTACCAGTCCATCAGAATCAAGACCGATTGCCGTGGCAACTCTTGTCAGGTAATCAGAAATGTTGATGTACATCTGGGTTACAGTCGGATCATTAAAGTCCACGATCTCCTGCTTGAACTGTTTCAGCTTAGCCAGATCATGTCCACGGCCAAGGGCTTCGAAGCCTGTGGTGACCGTAGTCTCAATCTCTTTCGGCAACGGTGGAATCTTCTTTCGTTTCTTCATGTTGGCCATCAGTAAACCAGCAAGTGGCTTCTGAAGTTCAACACCAAGTACGGAATAGATACCTCCGAGTGCATCTTCCAGCTCTTGAGCCATGATACGAATCTCTTCAGCAGTGACACGTTCAGCATTTCGTTGGATTGATTCCTGAAGTAAGAAAGCCTTGGCCAGCCGAGTCTCAATGATGATGGCTTGATCGTATGCCACCTTGAAATCGTGGGCCTTGTCTATTCGTAACACTCCAACATCGTCCTCATTGCCTACGATGAACTGCCCATTACGAGCTGTACGAAGGTCTTGGATGTTGGTGGTAGAATTAGGCTTGTTCATGAAGATCAGCTTTGCAGCTGCAGCAGCACCCTCGAGGAGAGATTTGCTTAGATCGTCATAAGAAATGAAATCACCCAACTGTTCATCAACATGTCCACGTCCATAGTTGTCTCCATCGGAGAGAGCCCATGCTAAGGCAATGAATGGTTCTTTACCTTTCGGATATGTTGCTTCACTGTCAGGTACTACGACTCCGAGGATCTCTTGGCTAACATGGAAGGTGTCACCTTTCAACATTATTCTGGTGAACAGTTCCACATCCTCCTTCGGTGTATCCTTCTGAGCATGCATGTCTGGAATTTCCATGCCTTCCGGGACATCATTCTCATCGATCAACTCTCTGATCACAGCTTCAACCATGTCACCGGATGAATTTCTCCGGACCACATAAGTATCCAGCCGGTAGACTTTCAGTTTACCAGAGGGCAGCTGTTCGATCAAGGTGTTGCCTAAGACAACGATGTACTTCATTGCTTTAAACATTTTGGTTCGGTGAGCCATGGCTTCAAAATCTCTGACAACCATTTTCTCAACCTTACGAAGTTTGGAAGAAACCTGGGTTTTGAAATCATCCTCACCCATTTTCTCTTTCATTTTTTCTGCCTCAAATTCATCAGCATCTAATCTGAAGAACGAAGTATTGGCAGGGAATAGAGCCAGCAAAAGCTTGGCAGATAAATTGTTCACAGCTCTGGCACCAAGTCCCTGATAGGGAGTCGGCAGTTCTGTGTTCTCGTCGGCACCCACCGGAGGCAGCAATGACGGCAGAGTAAGTTCTGCACATGCTCTTGCCCTCTTGAGGTGGGAACCTCTCTTAGCATCCAGTCGAGCCCATCTCTGAGCTATCAGTCCGAGTGTCTTGGCCATCGTTATATCTTCAGCCCACTACCAGTTTGCTGACCGGGTTTCTTTAGAGGAATTTGTAACCTCTTGGTTCCCAGTTTCTTTGCTCTGGTTTTCTGGCCTTGTGTTTCAGGATTTAACTCAAGCCTTTTCTCGTCAGGTGGCTGGATGGGTGTCGGTTCTTGTTTCTGAACGTTCGGGCCACTCATGCACATATGTTTACCTCCTGTTATATTTGTCTCTTGATTGAACTACGGGTTCAGCCTCAGTGTCTCCGGCCTCCATGGCCAGCAGTCTGGTCTGAAGATCTAATGCTAATTGCCTTCGGCCTGACAGATACATAATCATTTCCAAAGGCATACTCGGCCTGATTTTCACTTCCTCTTCTTCAATAAGAAGTTGAGCTATCAAGTCTGAACTTAATGCTGGCAATTCTAACATAATGTTACCTCTCTTTTTCTTCTGTTTACCTGAACGACGTGGTGAAATAGTAAACAACACACCCAGTCAGGTGTAAGTTATTTATTTCTTACGTAATTTCCTCATCCGGGCCTTCATTTTTTTGCTGTGATCCTTCCGAGCTTTGACCTCGACGGCTATGATTTTCATCTTCTCCCTGCTGCCCTCGATGAGAATGGACGTGGACAAACATCCTTTGTCCATACCCATCCATTCGTTACCACTGGCAAACTTCTCAAGAGGGATATTGTCAGCTAATTCCAGGAGCTTACCACAAATTTCTGTCAGCTCCTGGATGATCTCAGCCTCTGGTTTGAACTTCAAAGGTTTCATTTGGCCACCTTCGTCTTTCCCTTCTGTTTCTGCTGGCCGATACGGACCTTGTCAGAATTGGACAGGATCGGAGCTGACCAGTGGGTTGCACAGGCACAGCCATAGAACGTGGTCCCTTTGTTTCTCCAGAAGATTGACGGATTCTCATAGGTTTTGCACATGTTACCCACGATCTTGGCACAACCCTCACACTCCGGGACGATTTCAAATGGTATTAAACTTGTCTCTCGATCATCAGTCATGTTGATTCCCTCCAATTGGAAATGGGCCAGCCGGAGCCAGCCCTTCCAGGTTATGTGGTTATTTCTTGTAAGTCGGAGTCTTCACGTCAAGCTTCGGACAAAGACATTTGATTGCCTGATCGTGCTTTGCTCCACACTTCGGACATCGAACTAACGTGATCTCCCTCGGTTGAGCAGTTGTTGGAACTCCTTTTGACATCATTGTCGGTTTGGCAGCTGCCATCTATATCACCTCCTCACTCAGTCGTAGTTATATTGAAAAGATAATCGAGCACCTCTTCAGTCTCATGCTCGTCAGCTTCAATGTCCAGGGCAATCGAGGCAGCCACAGCTCTATCAAGCACACTGTTCAGCAGCTTGATGTGACTGAGACTCAGGCCAGTAATCTTGAATCCCTTCTTACCTTCTTTCAACTCAGGGACGATCATGACTTCGGTCCGTACTCGAGCTCTTGCTCTGACACGTTTCTTTTTCTTCAACTCGGTTCCCATAAGATCACCTCTTCCTTTTTGAAATCCCAGTCGGTGTGACGTAGGATTCGTGCCATCCTTGCTTGTTGAAGGCACTCATTGTAAGTATAGCACCTGTCCATGTAGGCTTCGAGACAGGCATCTGTGTATTCAGATGGATCAAGATCACCGAGGATCTTCTCTGCTCCTTTGGCACCAACTCTCTTCAGGCCAGAGTAGCCATCAGTCGAGTCACCTGTCAACCACTGTGTGTGAAACTGCAAGTCAGCCTCATCCTCAGATATTCTGTGAGGAAACAGCCAAGTCTTATTCCACAGGAACAGGGTACAGGGAATGGATAGGAAGTCCTTGTCTATCGTGGCCAGCACATATCGATCAGGATGTCTGCTGCCCAGGATACCCATAAGATCATCAGCTTCGAGCCAATCAGTGGACTTGTTTGGATGGTTAAACCGTAAGTGATCCTTGATAATTTTAATCAGGATCGGTGGTGTGTTCTTCACACGGTTATGTTTGTACGTTGGTAACACCTTGTATCGAAAGTTTAGCTTGCTTGTGAAACAGACGATGTGGTCATGACACCGGGTACTCAATTTCAGATCACGGATGAAAGCATCGACATCGAACTTTGCTCTGTCCTCATCGATGCTAACAGACTCGGTACCATTTGCCCACTTGAATGTTTTCTGATGCCTGAAGCCAAACTTGAAGAGCAAGATGTCACCATCGATTAATAGTGTCTTGGCAGTAGCCATATCGTTACTCTCCCACTCTGCACTATTGCCCACAGCTTATGGTGAGAAGTGTAGCCAATGCAGTCAGTTACTTTAAGGGTTAATAGTTCTGGTTCGACTTCATCATAACTCAATCCAGCCAGCCCACCTTTAATCAGTAATGGTCTGAGCATCCATCTTCCTTGCAGTGCTCTCGGCTTTCTTCACGATACGAGCACCAACGAGCTTGGCCTTTGGGTTACGATCATACTTGACAGCCAGTTTCCTGAGAGTCTTCTTCAACTTCTTCAGGGGATCGAAACGATGTGGACCTTTGATGTATGTCATTTACAATACCTCCTTCACATAGAGCTCGATATCCATCATGTCAGCATCGATGCCATCGTCATGTAAAGCATTGTAGATCTTATCAGATAACTTCTGCAGGTCATAATCAATCACTTCAATGGGACACTCAGCTCTTGCCGAGGACATTTCAGTGATCAGTTTGTACAGAGTGATCATGAGAAGATCCAGTTTATCCTCTTGACTGGACTTTGAAGCTGCATCAACCAGCTTCTCATACTTCTCTTTAGGTATGATAACCATCTCAGTTTTATTGGACATTAGATTTTCCTCCCTACAATTTGGACTTCACCCCTCTGGGTATAGTCGATTGATATTCTCTTGATCCCTTTGCAGTCCTCGTTTCCATCGTTGAGATGACAGGCTGCAATGCATTTGCCACAGTTATTGAGCACTGCAAAGTGACAGTGCTCATCTCTAAAAGAGTTGCTTGGCATGTTCCTCCTTGATCATCCTCAATACCTTGGAGCATTCACACTCGTAGCCATCCAGTACATCCATGACTACCTTCATGTTTCCTCCACAGCATGAGCATTTGTATGTCCATCCGTTGTCGAAGTAATGACCAGTGAACGGACAGTAGGCAGGTCGTTGTACTACCTCCCCACAGTCCATACACTCTAAGGTTATGAGCTTACTACCTTCTGACATAATGGTTTCTCCCTCCGTGCTCCCTTGATAACATAGGAACGTTCAGCATTAGACAGGGCAGCCCACTTCTCTGCATGGTCGATCAGCAGCTGAGGTAGCCTGTAGTTGTACTCATTAAGAAACAGGTTCCGTAAGTACATTGCTTTGACGTTGGTCACTTTCATTCTGGTTTCCTCCCTTGGTATTGTGAGAAGTTAGTGCAGTTCTTGCAGACATCAGACCAAGCTTTGTGAGTTACAAACTGAAATCTGCAGGTAGGGCAGCCGATGATGTCACCGGGATCAGGGTACTGAGGACCACCATCAACAGGTTGCAAGTCACCGATGATGTCAGCTCCAGGTGGTTCGATGTCTCCATTACCACTTTCATTCATCTCCACTTCCATTTTTCTGTTGTGAAGATACTCAGTGATTCGAGTGGCTTCCCTTCTGGTGGTATGGTTGGTCTCACGTTCAGCAATGATATCCATCTCAATCTGCATGGCCTCGGCAGCTTGTTCAGCTTCCTTATCCCGGAGCTTCTCGTTGAACTCCAGGGCACGTTTGCCTACAGTGTGATCGAAGCCACGTTTATCACGGTAGTCAGTGAAGTCATCCATTGCATGAGGATAGATACCTCGTTTGACGAACTCTTCATTCATCATGATGCCATGTGTATTCCAAATGATAGCAGCCAGATGGTCCTCATCCCTCATGCCTTCTTTGTAGAGGTCAAGGTGTCTCTGCAGGGAAGCAAGGTATCTGCTGGTCTTCTGACCGAGCTCGAAGTTATGCTCTCCATACTTGACAGCTCCGTTAGCAAACAGCTGGCCGACTCTTTTACTTACCAGGGGATTGAACAGGTCAGCCCGAGGCTTTCCCTTCTGGGTATCACGTCTACTGCCGGAGTCCATATTCTCTCTCTCTCCGGAGTCCTTGGTTACGAAGGTGTCTCCACCTTGACTGTCTCCTTGGTTATCATTATACTTCATATCTCATGCTCCCTTTCATGTGCATCAGCCCACAGGTCGGGCAGGTTACAACTTCATGAATGTCTCCATCATCCTCAAGTGCTTCGATGACATTGGAAGGCTTCCAGTCATACACCATCTCAGGTTTGGCATTCGAATCATTCATCGGCAGCCACATGAGTGGTGTGGACATCAGCTTGAAGTACAGATCCTTCCACTTCATTTTGGTCTCTTCGGAATCTTCTTCTCGATCAAAGATATTCTTTACCGGTTTGTGGCAGTCGTCCCATCCTTGGTCGGCTTCCGAAGCCACTATCGATTTCTGTCTCAATTTCTCTCCATAAAAGCTCATTGTATTCTTCCTCCTCGTAGGCAAATAACTCATGGCCACAGCTGGAGCAAAGAGTATCATCGTCAGAGTCCAGTACTTCTGGCTCAACTAAGATGTCTTTACCACAGCTGTAGCAGATTATATTAATTGGTGACATGCTAAACTAAAGCACTCTCCAGGATAGCCAGTACATCATACAACTCGGCACCCATGCCACGGTTGGAGATGTAATTCAGGACGGACCCACGGTAATGCTTCGGCAGGTTGACCAGATCAACACCAGTTTCCTTGGACAGTTTCCGGTAAGCCATGGTGTACACAGCCTGATACGGAAGGTTCAATTTCTCGGCCAAGAAGATGGCAAAGTAACGGCACCGGTCCTTGATCGGGATACGGGTATTGAGGTGACGGTCGTCCATCTCTGATGTGTAGGCATTCGACACATCAACGATACGATCCTGGATGGCATCGATCCTACCCTGAAGGCTTTCCAGGTAATCATCCAGCTCTTCTTTGCAGGTGATACGGTAGTAACCATCGTGGCCACTGCCGATCGGCTCACCATCAGCTATCAGCTCACGGATCAGGATACGGATCTCGGACCCGGTATCATGACGGAGCTTGACACCCAACTCATCGGCTATCTCTTTGACCGTGATTGCAAACTCATGGCCTTGGTTGTTGTTTAAGATTCCACGAATCTGCTCACGACGACGAGCTTTAAGGTCTGCTCTGGTGGTATGTCCAGTTGAAATTCCCATGTAATATCCTAACATAATTTGTATCTCTCCTCTTACTTGTTAAAGGTTATCCTCTCCACTGAGGGATTATCAATCGGTATACGGTAGAACCACTCCTGAACTCGGCCTTCTCTGCAGTTACACCAGAGCTGAACCTTGTTAGACGTGGCCACGGCACAGGCCGGGAACTTCCAAGCAGACTTACCAGTCCATGACAGCTGCCAGAAGGTAAGATCTTCGATGGGATGTTTCTCCCAAAGCTTATCCTTCCTTTCACATATCTGGATGTGGGGATACTTGAACTTCCCTTTCCATTGGTTGTTGATCTCAACTTCGTGGTATTCCACCTTGTTGTGAGCATGAGCTCTGATGTCAGCACCAAAGTCTTCAGTCGTGTCCACAACATAACCCTTCCCGGTCAACCATCCAGCCACCGGAATGATGGCCTTCTGATTGGATCGGTTATATTCCTGTTGATCAAATTGTCTTTTCATTGCCTCCTCTTAATGGGTCTCAGACCAGTTGTTGCCTACGTCATGTGAACCTGACAGTGGGCATTTGAATTTGAAGTGTTCACCGGCCAGCCGGATGGCTTTCTCCATACATTCACCGACGATCGTGGTGTAATTGAGCTTGTCAATCACCTCCATTTGGAACTCATCATGAATGAATAGCACCTGATCGTAGTCCTTTCCAGGTACCAGACCTTTCTCTTGGATCAATTCATCCTGAATGACCATGGCTTTCTTCATGATCACAGCTCCAGCAGACTGGAACAATGCATTCAGGGCAGAGTGCAGGGATCGGATGGGTATCTTTCTACCATCCAGACCTTTCAACCAGCCACGACGAGCAGCTTCTTGAACAGCTTTCGTCAGATCCTTGAACCCTGGAAACTTATCCATCAGCAAAGCCTTCGTGATCCCACCTAACTTGGCAGCATCTTTGGCCTTCCAGTGTTTGTAATTATCATCCTCCATTGCAATGAGCCCAGACTTTGCCAGCCCGGCACCATAGATCAGACCATAGAAATAAGTCTTGGCCACGTCCCTGGATTTGAATCCCAGGTACCCTTTGTTCAGAGAATGGAAGTCAGTGCCATCAGATTTCTTACCGTTCAGAATGACATCGATCATTTTCCCACCATCATACTTGAACATGTAGTGAGCCATACATCTGGCCTCGAGGCCATCAGCATCACAACCCACCAGTTTCCAGTCCTTCGGGACCACAAATAATGACCGGCATTCCTTTCCATACGGACTATAGACTGCTGGTACTTGACCAAGGTTCGGTCCAAAGTGGCTACAACGGCCTGTGACGGTGCCAAATTGGTAGCACACACCATGGATACGATCATCCACCTCACTGATCTTCTTGAGCCAGCCTTGTTTGCCCTCAGATAACTGGGAACATCGTTTGTTCAAGGTCAGAAATTTGGTGATAGGTTTGGCCTCCGGGTACTCGAGATCCTTCAGGATAACATCATCGACCGTCGGAGTCGTAGCTGAGGAGATACCCAATCGATCATACTCATATTGGATTTCAATGTTCGGCTTCTCAGCATCGGTAAACTCTTTCGGTATCCAGTCGTACTTTCTCATGAGCAGTCGGGCCACATGAATAGCAGATGCCGGGTTAAATTCTACCAGCTCAACCTTCTGGTGAGGAGCACCGGCCACGTAGCCAACCCACTCTCCAGCTCTCTTCTGGCAATCTCTCTTCGGAGTAAACAGCTTCCCCTTCCGTTTCCAGAAAGGTGGGAATGAATTTTGAATCTCTTCCCTGAGTTTCTCCCTCTTGGTGGACAGATCTTTGTACAACTCCTCGGCAGCCAGCTTGTTAAAGCAGACTCCTCGGTCAACCTGTCTGGACAGTATCTTGTAGACCTTCATCTCCAACTCAACCTGCTCCCAGGATGTGTTCTTTCCTTCGAGCTTGTCAAGCAGGGCAGTGGTCACCACGACATCCTGTTCACAATACGTTGACATCTCCGGAGTCCAGGTTTCCCAGTCAGTTTGCTCATGAAAGGAACCCTTCAGTATACCCAGTCGATATCCATATGCTTCCAGTTTGTGTTTGCCGATCAGGCTGGCAGGTATCATACCCTTATTGAAACGTGCAAAGTCAGTTGATTTAATGTCAGGCCACGTACAGGCAGCCCATATGTAAGTGTCGATCACCTTAGCCTTGAACTTAATATCAGGATAAAGCTTTTGAATAGCAGGGATATCAAAGGATATGATGTTGTGGCCAGCTATCATGTCAGCCTCGGCCAGCTCAAACACACCCTTCGTGATGGAAAGGTTGTCAGCATCGTGCATCTGATAACCCTTTCCCAGGTTGTGTATCGAGATGCAGTGGATCTTATCCAGTACAGGCAAAAACCCATTGGTCTCGATGTCAAATATAATTTTCTTCAATTTTAATCCTCCAATAAGATACGGACTCCATTGATTATAAGCTTGTTGCTATCCACCTGCACCCGAGGAAGAATCCTCCGGCTTCTGTCACTGGTAAACCACAACAGCTCGGTCCACTCGTCCTCATTCACAAGGATATGCTTGAGCTTGAGGTCTTGATTGTCAGCCTCCTGGCAAATGTCCATCACCTCTTCGAAGGCACTCTGTTTGTATACTGGTTTCATGATTGATTCCCCTTATGGTATGCTCTGGTTGTGATGGCAGCTCGAGCTCTCAAGGTATACACGGAGCCTTCCAGCTTCTTGATCATTCCCTTGGTCCAGTCATGAGCCAGTCGATACAGCAGGTCATGTGTCAGCCTGAGCATCCTACCTTCATGGCACTCCATGGAGATCTGTCTCGGTACCCTGATGCTGGCTTGCATAACCTCACATTCTCCAACATCAATGTCGTTGGTCTCATACACGGCAAAGCCACAGTTGGCACGATCGATCAGGTGGTCAATAGGCAGTCGTCTTTGTGCAACGTTCTCCAGCTCATCATCCAGGGTATGAATCTCCTCGATCAGTGAGGCATTCTCTTCATACATTTGACGGAGCCCATCGTTCAGCTTGTCTACCTGCAGTTGGTATGCTCTAACGTGCAGCATTCCCGGCAACCATTTCGTCCACTTCGAGTTGGCTAATTTTATGACAGTATTTCGGTTCAACATATCCTATCTCCTCTCTGTACAATCTGTTATGAGTATAGAAATCCAATAGCCTTCTTGCTCGGCAG